TAAATAAAAATAAAAAAAAAAAAAAATAAAACTCTTATAATAAACAAAAAAAAAAAAAAAAAAAAAAAAAAAAAAAAAAAAAAAAAAAAAAATGAAATTGAATTAGGCTCAAGAAACTACTTAGAAAGAACTAAGAAACGTCAATAAATGACAAAAGAAACTGGGAAGATTATATTTAATTGTATATAAAAGTGGTTATTTAAGGATATATAATCACCATCAACGTCACGTTCACGATTACGAACGGTCACGGATAAAGACATTTAAATTTATTAAAAACCATTAAATATAAATTAAATTTCTATAAAATAATCCTTGTCAGTTTTCTTTTGTTATGTTAAAATATGTTTAAATAATTGAATTTGATTAAATTTAAATAAAAACAAAGGAGAAACAATGACAAAAAGAAAAAGAATAGGTATTACAGATCAATCTTTAATAAAAGAATTTGAAGTGAAAGAAGTTAAAAACGAAAAAGGTGAAATAATTGCTTGCCTTGGAACTTCAAAAAATAAATTAATATTTACAAGACTTAAAGTAGATATGGATAACTTTGGAGAAGCTGTTTACTATACCAAAGAAATAAATAAAATAATAAATAGAAAAGGCTCAAAAAAAGCAAAGAAAGTAGACGGTAGAAGTGCAGAAGGAATAAAACAAAAAGAAATTGCTTCTATACTTCTTAATATCCTTTCGACTGCTGGTATTCATGATGAAATATCTTTAGAAGGAATAGGAAAATATTTCGTTCAGTTAACCAAAATAAAAATCTGTTTTTAACTTAAGTAAAGGAGAATAAAAAAAAATGACTTTATCCAAATTAATTTATGAAAAAGCACTCGAATTAAAACCCGGCGAAAGACTTCTTTTTCCAAGTCAAGATAAAAAAGAAATTCATTCTTTAAGAACAATGATTTATAAAGAAAGGAACGAAAGAAAACTCCAAAATCCTTCTTTTAAAGATGGTCTTATTTTCAAGCAAAAAAACGAAGGACTTGAAATTTATAATAAAAAAGAAATAAATATAGATGAATTGGTAATTATTACTAAAGAATAAACTCAAACAAACCCACTGACTTATCAAAAATTGACGTTTCTTAATTAAAAGTCAGCGGGTTTAAATAAATAAACAAGCTAATCAATTTATTCCTTGCCAGAAAATAAAAATTTTGTTATAATATATTTAAATGAATGAATAGGAAATAATTTAAATCTTAAAAGGAGAAAAAAAATGTCTAAATTTAATATTTATAACAAAGATGATAAAACTGAATATTTTTTTAACTTAGAAGAAATTACAGATGGGATTGTTGTAACACTTGTAGATAGAAATGGTAGTATACAGTATAGTTTATTACGCATTGACAAGGATGGGATTACATGTCATGAGGGTGTTTGGGATAAAAGACTACCATTTAAAACAACTACAGAAGGTACTATCGCAATAAATAAATAATTTAAATCTTCAACTTGCCTTTGAGCAGAAGTTCAAAGGTAAACTTGAGTATTTAAATTAAATTAAATTAAATTAAATATAACAAAAAAAAAGGAAAAAAAATGTCTCGATACGTAAAACTTTACATCATAATCCCTTACACAGCAACAGGAATTATTCTTTTAATCTTCAATTCCCTTTAAAAAGGAGAAAATCTTGACTTACTATGAATGGTTTACAGACCTCGCGGCACAAACAGATATATCCGAAATAAATAATGCAACTAAATTAATATGTATTATACTAACATTTAAATATTTCTTCAAATCATTCTAAAGAAAAAAAATGCAAATAAAAAACAGCAAAAAAATAAAAGGAGTTTATAGATTAATCATTCCCTCCTCATCAGAAAAATATGGGCGTAGATATTGTTATGCCTTCTGGGAAGGTTATCATACAGATAACGAAAAAAAACTTCATAAAAGATTCTCATGTAATAATTATGGAGAAGAAACTGCTAAGACTCTTGCCATAATTTTCAAAAAAGAAGGAATATCGGGAGTAATTAAATATAAAAATAAACATCGACTTAAATAAAAGGAAAGAAATGAATAAAAAAACCTTTATTCAAGAAACATTCGATAAAGTCCTTCAACTTCAAGAGAATCAATCCCTTATTTTCACTTTCGAAGATGAAAGAGAAATTGAATCTAAAAGGACTGCTTTTTATCACGAAAAAAGAAAACATTTTACTTTCAACCCCGAAGCAGATTCTATTCAAATTTCACGAGAAGGACTTCGATTAATTCTTAAAAAAACCTCAGCTAAATGGGCAAAAACAGGCGTTGTTGTTAATGATGAAACAGGAACAATAAAACCATTCTCCCTAACACCAAATTTAGAAACAGAACCAAAAACAAAAGAAATCCCCGAATCTCTTTGCTTAGAAACACCCAAAGATTTCAGCTCAAATTTCCAAAAATTCCTCAAAACAAGAACATCTGCAGATTCAAGAATAATTACTTCTATGCTTAATGATGATCTTGATGAAACTGCAATTTATGAAATCTTTAATTATACCCCAGAAAAGGAGAAGTAAATGTCTACTATCATCTACGAATGCACTTGCGGCAATGAGCTTGAAGTAAAAGAAAAGCATCAAGAATCAATAATATTGCATCCCTGTGAAGTTTGTTTAAATGAAAAATACGATGAAGGTAGTGCAGATGGTTGGGATAATGGCTATGATGAAGGTTTTTCAGAAGGAGAAGATTAAAAATGAAAATTATCCTTAGTCTTTTCTTTACCACCGGCTTAATCCTCACTTGCAACGAAGGAGATTGTCTTTGGTATAACTTCTTAGGAATGGGAATACTTATAACCACCGGAATTATTTTCACTCTAAACAAGGAAAGGAATTAAATAAAATGAAGCCTGAAACAGCACAAAAATTAACAGAAGAACTTGCAAAGATCACAAACAGTGCAATAGCACTTGACCAAACCACTTGGACACACAAAAGAGAATCAGAATTTCATAATACTCTCGGATATACGATTTTTATCCATGCTGAAATAAAGCATTATCACTTCAAAACAGAAAAAGAAGTAATAAACTTCGTCAGAATTAAAAAGCTCCTTCACAAGAAATTCTAAACAACAACTTTAACGTTAAAAATTGACATTTCTTAAATAAAATAATAAAAAGAGAATAAAATGAAATACCAAATAAATCCAAACTGCAATAACTGTGATTCAATCTGCAAAGGTGCAATAGGTACAAGACACGGAAAACCTTATGGCTGGAATGAAGTCGAAAAATGTCGTAGGTATACAGAACCAAAAAAATGGAAGCCAATGCTTGCAGAATTAGCTTTAACTCATCCTCAATCATTACATGATTCTCTCAGTGTTTTACCGTTTAAAGTCAAATTAAACTTCACACTAAATTAAATTAACTTTTTAACTTACCTTTGAGTAATAAATTATTCAAAGGTAAACTTAAGAAGTTAACTTAAAAAGAAAAGGAGAATAAAATGATAAAAACAGTTGAGGAATTAAAAGACTTTTTTCACAACCATAACTTTCCCGAAAATGAAAGAGCATTTGTTGATTCAGAAATAAGAAAAGATTGGATACTTAATAAAGAAAGAACAATAATAGCCGGAAAAGTTTACACAATGGCATTTACTGACATAAAAGGCGGAATATGGGAAGTACGATTATGTGATACTCCTCCTAATTTAAAATGGTAATAAAAAAGAAAAGGAGAAAATAAAATGACTAAGAAAATGAGAAAGAAAATCTTCGGTCTTCACAATGATGGACTTTCAGAAGAAATGGTAATTACTATTATTCTTCAAACAATGAAAGCAAAAACAGATAATGAAAAAGCGGTAGAAATTTTAGAGTTTATTAAATGGAGTAAGGAGGCAAAAAGAAATGAATAATAGAGAAATTCTCATCACCTGGCTCAATGAAGCCAACGCCATGAAAGCAGGAGAAGAACTTTATCTCCCCTGCGAAAGTAAAGAAACACAAAAAGATCTCTTCAAATATTTCAAAAAGGAAATTCAAATTCTTGAAAAAGTAGATCCTAAATCAGCAAGTTCTCTTTTCCTCGGGAAGAATTTTAAAGACCACAGGTTTTGGGTCTTTATCAGGAAAACAGCCCATTCCCCATTGACAGCTTTCAAAAAAGAAGCCAATGGAAACACAAAAAGACTCGATCTTGAAATAAATTCAGAAAAGAAAAGACGCCTACGTCTTATGAAAGAAGATGGACTTTCTCTTACTGATACAAAAGAAATCGAGTCTTTAACTAAGGAAGATATTGAATACTGGAGGTCTTTATAAATGATAGAGTCCATTATTCCTATTAAACTAAAACGGGATCATATAAAAGAAATATATAATCTTTCTATTAAAACATACAATAGACTTGAAATCATTTTCAATAACAATTATATTCTATCAGTAATAAAATATACCAACTACAGTACAAAAAAAGCACCGTATAAAATAGCAGTTTGTGCAAAAGGCGCTGAAAATTATTTAACAGCAAAAATATTCGCAGAAGCAAAAGGACAAAATATAATTAATAATTTAACCAAAGACGAAGTCGTTGACAAAATGATTTTACTTACTCTTCTAAAAGAAAGAAAGAAATAAACCCAAATAACTCGGACCGTACATTCGAGTTTCTCTAAAAAGAAAGGATAAAATGAAAATAATCATAGCAGGAAGTAGAACTTTCTCTAACTATTCTTTATTCAAGAAAAAAATAGACCAAGTTCTACAAAACATAAAACACCCTGAAATAATTTCCGGTTGCGCTTCTGGCGCTGATTCCCTTGCAATCAAATACGCAGTAAAACACGAAATACCCTGCCATAAAATGCCTGCCGATTGGAAAAATTATGGCTTAGCAGCAGGCTATATTAGAAATACCGAAATGGCTGACATTGCTAATATGCTAATAGCCTTTTGGAATGGTAAATCAAAAGGTACTCGACACATGATAAAAATAGCAAAAGAGAAAAAACTTGAAACTATAATTTTCAATACGGAGAAATAAATGTCTAACTTCAACTTAATAAATCCAGAAATAGAAACCCCATCTCCAAAAGCAAAAGGTTTCCTTCCCAAGCGTGAAAACGTACAACTCGCTTGCCCTGCAAATGATCTTCGCCTTCAAAAAATAGGAGAATTTGTCTTCGCCCAGCCAAAACTGAACGGCGAACGCTGCAGAATAGAATGGATTTCAGGAAAACCACATTTAATTTCTTCTTATGGAAATGAATTTCAATTCATAGAGCATATCCAAGAAGCTCTCCTCTCTACCCCAATCCATAAAAACGTTCCTTATGACGGAGAAATCTATATCCATGGCTGGCCACGAGAAAGAATTGACTCAGCCTTAAGACGAACCAAAAATAGAAACCCTGAAGTAGAAAAACTTCAATTTCACATTTTTGATATTCAAAGATACGATCACAAGCAAACAATCCGTTATCAAGAACTTCAATACCACAAAAAGTATTTTACAAATCCCCTCTATCTTGTTCCTACTGACATAATCAGATCACAAGATTGGACAAAAGCAGTAGCAGAATACGTCTCCCAAGACTACGAAGGAGCAATCTTCCGTAATCCCGAAGCCCTATACACCTCAAAGCGTTCAACAAAAATAATGCTTAAATCCAAACCAACTAAAAAAGACGTTTATCTCATCCTCGGAATCGAAGAAGCTATCTCTCAAGAAGGAGTCCCTAAAGCCATGATAGGTTCCTTCCTTGTAATAGGCGGAGATAATTCCCCCTTCAAAGTCGGTGCAGGAAAACTTTCTCATAAAGAAAGAAAAGCCCTTTGGCAAAGCAGAAAAATACTTATAGGAAAGAAACTTCTTGTAAAACATGAAGAGTTAAAAACAATAAACAATATACCTATCGCGGCAGTTGCTGTAGAGGTAATAGTATAATGGAAACTATAATAAAAACCAAGAAAAGTCAATAAATAACAATGGAGAAAAGAAATGTATAAAGTAAAAGAATTAAAACTACCTTCAAATAGACAAATAAGTGATATAGCATATAGTCTTTATCATCAGGTAGAAGAACACGCTCTTAATGAAGTAGAACCTGAAATAGATAAAGATTATTATCAAATGCCTACTGAAACAGAAAGACTTATTCTTTCTTGTAGCGGAAATAAAAGGAATGATGGAGTTGTTTATTTAATAAACTTAGAATTTATAAAAATAGATAATGAAAAAGAAACTTACCACACAGAAATAGAAAAGTTAACTTGGTGGCAAGATTATTTCTACCAAGATCCAACTTACATCTATAACATCGGAAATCAACTCAATATTTATTTCCATTTAGATATTGGAATGACAGTAAATGGAAATTTAATCTTAATCGGAAACTGGAAGGAATTAACTAATGACAAAACCAATTAATTGGGAGGAAAAAAATGAAATAGGAAAGAAAAAACTCGGAATTTCTAAAGAAACTATAATTTCAGAAAAAGAAGTTCTCCAAAGACTTTATTCTAATTACTATTCTATACAAAGAATAGCCAGTTTATACAAAATTGCTCATACATCATTAAGACCAAGAATGAAAAAACTCGATATAAAAATACTTTCTTATAAACAACAACTTAATAAAGGACTTAAAACAAAACAACATTTTTAATGGATAAAAGAAGATAATAAAAAAAAATAAATTATTTGAACAAAACGTTTGACATCTTGATTTTAATAACGTATAATGTATTTAAACAATCGGGGGGAACAAAGCACAAACAAATATTTAATTCAATCAAATCTTAAAGAAAAGAAAAGGAGCAACAAAATGGCGAAGAAAACAGAGGAAGCAAAGGGAGTAGAAGTAGAAGTAGAAACAAAGGGAGTAGAAGTAACGGAAACTGTATCAAAGAGAGCAAAGAAATTGTCAAAGACAGTTAATTACAACAATAGCACTATCACCATTGAAGCACTCGGCGGTAAAAATGGTGCTGTAACCTATGCCTTTACAGATTTGCCCGAAACAATCCAGGCTAAATTCGGCCCATTCGGTCTCTCCCATAAACTCGGCGACGCAGCTGCAGGCAAAACGGGTATTGAAGCTGAGGAAGCAGTCCTTAAAGTATTCGAAGGTCTCAAAAATGGAGAATGGTCAGTTCGTGCTCCAGCAAAGCCAAAGGTATCTGTAAATAAAATCCTGGATAACTACAAAAACCTCGATCCATTACAGCAAAAGGCCGCTGCCAAACTTCTCGAGGATCTCGGTATTACACTGCCGGCATAAGTACAGCCCATGTTAATTTCCTCTCCTATTGGTTATAGTGAAGAAATCATGGTTTGCATTATTTTCGTTCTAAGGTGGGTCTAACCAACCCACCTATTTATGGAAGCAGTGGCGGAATTGGTAGACGCTAAAAGTATGCGGAAGAGAAGAGATAGGAATTGGCTGCCACCGCTTTAAGCTTACCTATCATACAGGTTCGAATCCTGTCTGCTTCCATCTTAAACAAAATATGGAAGCAGTGGCGGAATTGGTAGACGCTTAGTTATGTCGTAAATTGAGTACTGTCCACGCCGAAAGGTTCTGAGTAAGTTAAGTGGAGGTCGCCTAATCTCAATATGCAGGTTCGAATCCTGTCTGCTTCCATCTTAAACAAAACAAAGAAAAGTCAATAAATGACTACCTTGCTGAAACTAAAAGCAAGTAAAATAAAATAAAACTAAACAAAGAGAAACTAAAATGAAAAACGAAAATGATTCAAACCTCCTCAGAATTGATAATACTAAACGCAGTGAATTCGTTCGCTGTCCTCAAAAATATTTCCTTAATTACATCAAAAATATCAGACCATTAACAGGTTCCTCTGCCCTTCGTTATGGCTTAGTTTGGCACGATGGTCTTGATGCTTATTATTCAGAAATTCAAAAAAACGGTTGGACAAAATCAGGAAAAGAAATAACCTCTGCTCTTGTCACCATGAAAAAGTCATGGGACGAAGAATCTGCAAAATGTACTTATTGGAATGATTACAGAACTTTAGAAAACTGTATTCAATCGTTTATTTCTTATGTAGATCATTTTGCTTATGACTGTGGAATGATGGAGATAATCGAAACAGAAGCTCCTTTTAAAATTTACATAAATCCTTATGAAGATGATAATATAATAGGAAATTTTCCTGGTATAGAACCATTTTATTTCACAGGCAAACGTGATCTCCTTATTAAACTCAACGGCAGAACCTGGCTTGCAGAACATAAAACCACCGGCCAACCTCTTTTCAAACAAACAGAACGTCTCAACCGCTCAGCACAGATAAAAGGTTATACCTACGCAGGAATTAAAGAAGCCGAAAAAAATGGAACCGAACCTCCTGAAGGAGTCTTAGTTAATTTCCATCATCTTTCTGCGTATAAATCTAGAAGCAAAGATCCTGCAAAAGCAGGAAAATATGGAAAACCTAAAATAGACTTCCAAAGAGATGTGCAGATATTTACTGAAGATGATATAAAAGCCTGGAAATTTTCCTTCTTATTTACTACTTGGCAAATACAACACTGTCATGAAACAGGAGTTTTCCCAAAACAAGATGATTCGTGTTATACTTACGGACGTTGTGCTTATTCAAATCTCTGTGATCAGAATAGACCGTTTGATGAACTTAATCTTGAAGGTTATTATATCGGAGAAGCTTGGGAAGTAGCAAAAGAACTTGAAAAGGAGAATAAAGGATGAAAATAACTGATTTACAACTATTTCGTTTAGAAGAAGCCATTGAATTGCTTGAGGCAATAGAGGCTATCGAATGGCACAACAAAAACTGGCTCCCACAATGGGCTATAGAAAAACCAGAAAAGCTAAGAAATGAAAAGCAGAAATTCTTCGAAAAAGTAAAGAAAGTTATAACAGAGATAGAACAAAAGGAGAATAAATAATGAAAACTTGGATAATAGAAAGAACAAATCATATTGGTCATATTGAAATTAATGCAGATTTTATAACAACAGACAACGCTTGTCTCATACTCTGCAATAAAGCTAATGCTCCTGAGGATAGAGGAATTGTACTTGCAGTTTTTGCCTCACATACTTGGTCTTCGATAAAACTCAAAGAGGAGAATATTCCTACCAATGCCTAAATCAGCAAAAGACGTAACAATCTCAAATCAAACTTTAAAGACAATGGTAATCGGAGACTTCGGATCAGGTAAATCAGCTTTCGCTAATACCTGCCCGACAAAAGGATACGTCTTCGATTTTGATAAAGGAATTTTAATATACAGAGGAGGTGATTGGGATTACGAACAATTTGAAACCAGTGGCAAAGGTTGGCTCCATTTTGAAAAAGAATTTAGAGAAGTAACTAAAGCTATAACAGAAAAGAAATATAAAACTGTCATAGTAGATTCTACTACAACAATGACTGATATGGCTATGGAAAGAGCAATGCAGTTAGATCCTAAACGCTCTCCAACCGGCGGACCACTATGGAATGTCCACTACCAAATAGTCAAGAATTTAATGGAGCCTAAAATCAGACAGTTAATGCAGCTTAACTGCAATATCGTTTTAATTTCTCATCAAGCAGTAACACAAGATCAAGAAACTGGAGCTATTCTCTCCATAGATCCTATGCTTACAGGACAATTATCACAAAAAGTTCCTGGTTATTTCGATGAAGTTTACTACGCCTTTACTCGTACCGTTCAAGGAAAAACAAAATACTTTCTCAGAACTGTAACCAAAGGACTTTATAAAGCACGAAGTAGAATTTCAGGCGTCCAAAGAATTATGCCAGATGAAATTCCAAATGACTATAATGAGGTTTTAAAATACATTAAAAAGGAGAACAAAAAAGAAACAAAAACTTAAACATCAATAATTGACTTTTCTTAAATTAAAGCAAGAAACTAAAACCAAAAAGGAGAAGTAATCAAATGACTGACATAAATAACACAAACGGAATCGATCTTAGTAGTATAGATACTTCATTCGATATTGAAAATGATTTCAAACCTGAGCCGCTTATTCCGCCTGGAACTTACCGAGGAAATATAATAGGAACTTCCTTCGGAGCCGGTCATGTTCGTTTTAAATTCTCTCTCGCAGATAACGGCGGATATATGTCTGATGGAGAGACTGAAATCGACGGAAATCAACTGATTTTTAAACTATGGCTTCCGAAACCAGGAGACGAAACTGAATATACTGCTTCCGGCAGGCAAACAAAACGGCAATGGAAAATTAACAATATGAAAAAGGTTTTTGACGAACTGAAAATTACTATAAAAACCTTTAATGACCTGCAAGAACTCGTTGAAAATCAGGAACTTATTGGAACTGAAATCATAGCAGCAGTCGGATTAAACGAGTATAATAGTAACATAACTAATGATGTAAGCACCCTCACCGCACAGTAAATAATCAAAATCAAATCTAAATAGCTCCCTTCGGGGAGCTTCATTTCTAAGAAAAGGAATCATCAAAGATGAAATTCGAAGAACTTAGAGAAAACTTTATAGAAGCAAATCCTCAAAGACAGATTCAAATATTCTCCGAGTATTATCACAAGCGTAATCAAGATTTAATCCAAGAAAATCCCCTCCTAATTAGCAAAACAAAAAATTCTTCTACTAAACCAAAGACACTTTCTCGAAGTAAAAGTAAAAAGAAAGAAAAGAAAATAGTTTTGTCTCAGAAAGCACTTAATGCTCTTAATAAATTAGGACTAATTTAAATGAAAAATAAACTTTTAAAATTATATAGGTATTATGACTATATTTATTCAGACATAGGTATAGTAAAAAAAGAATATGCTATAATAAAAGAAACACCAAAAGGATATTGGATTAAATTAAGTATATGGAATGATGACAAAAAATGGGTATCAAAAACAGCATTAAAACGTTTTGCCTACCCAACAAAAAAAGAAGCTCTAATTAGCTATAAATTTAGAAAATTAAGGCAAGTAGAATTATTAACAAATACCTTAGCGCATGCCCAAAATTGTTTAAATAGAGTTAAACATAAATTAAATAAGAAATGTCAATAATTAACACGGGAGAATAATAATGAAAGCAGGAATGCCTTGGACAGAAGAGGACGATAAAACACTTAAAAATAATTATACAACTATGACAAATAGAGAGTTAACAAGAATACTTAAAAGAGGATATCATGCAATAACAAGACGATTACAGACTTTAAGTTTAAGACGCACAAAATACGCTGACAATTTTGAAAATGGATGTTATACGCCGGAATATATTAAAATAAAAAGAGAAGAATATGAAAGAAGATATCCTAAAAAATATATAGCACATACAAAAGTTAGCCAAGCTATAAGAGAGGGAAAATTAAAATCAGAATCTTGTTTATTATGCGGCAGCATAGAAAAAATAGAAGCTCATCATGTTGATTACAATAAACCTTTAGATGTTGCCTGGCTTTGTGGAAAATGTCATAGAAGATATCATGTTAAATTAAATGACTTAGGAATAAGGACATAAGAAAATGGAAATGATTTTTATAGACACAACAAAAATAACAGTACGTAAAGGACTGGAACGTTTTCGAAAAGATATGGGAGAATTAAATGCGTTAGTAGATTCTATTAAACGTACTCGGCAAATTGTGCCTATTATAATAACGAGAGATTATGAATTAATTGCTGGGGGTAGACGATTAGCTGCTTGCACATTATTAGGTATTCAAGTAAAAGTAGTTTTTGAGGATGTAACTAATGACTGGGAAATGAGATCTCTTGAACTCGAAGAAAATTTATACAGAAAAGATTTTACTCCTGCTGAACAAGTTACAGCCACTCAAGAATTACACGAATTAAAGCAGCGTATTCACGGCGAATCTTGCTCAGGAAAAGCAGGTTCAGGATGGACGCTTGACGATACAGCTAAAGTTCTTGGTAAGTCCCGCGGTGCAATAATAGCTGATATGCAACTTGCAGATATGGTAAAAGCTTTTCCTGAACTAAAAGGAGCCAAAAAGAAAAGTGAGATAAAAAAGGCTGCGAAGTCTTTAGAAAGAGTCAATGATGCTCTTGGTTCTCTTGTTAAACATCAAGAAGCAATTAAAGAAAAGAAAGATCTTTTTATTCTTCAACATAAAAAAGCAGAGGAATTTCTTCCTTCTTTAGAAGCCAATTCAATAGATTGTTTCATTGCAGATCCTCCTTATGGTATAGAAATTTATGAAATTCTTACTGGCATTGGAGGCAAAACAGGAAATGAATTAACAGCCGGAGGTTTTCAATACGATGATTCTTTTCCGAAGGCTTTAGCTTTTTATCAATTTCTTGCCTCTGAACTTTATCGTATAACTACTGATAAAACTCATGGATATATATTCTTCGGGCCAGAATATTACAAAGAAGTACGAGAAATATTTATTAAAGCAGATTTTCGAGTTCATGTCAAACCAATTATCTGGATTAAAAATACAACGGGACAATGTAATGTTCCTTCAGCCTGGCCAAGTAGTTGTTACGAAATGTGTCTCTATATAAGAAAAGATAATTCTCGTTTAGTTCAAGAAGGTAAATCCGATTGGCTTCATATTCCGCCATTAAATCCAAGCCAAAAAATTCATGATGCAGAAAAACCTGTTAAACTCTATAAACAACTTCTTGAAAGAATTTCTTTTCCAGGATATAAATTCCTCGATCCCTGCTGCGGTTCAAGCTCGTCATTAGAGGCAGCTTTAGAATTAAAAATGTTCGCTATAGGATGCGAGAAAAATCAAGCCGCTTATGCTTCTTCACTAAATAGATTAGCTAATTTAAAGGTATCTAATGAGAAGACTCTGGACAACTAAAGAAAAAGATTTTCTTAAAGAAAACTATTTGCAAATGGATAATGTAGCTTTAGGATTTCATCTTAATAGACATAAAAATTCTATCAAAATGAAATTAAGAAGACTTAATTTACACAGACCAGAAGCCTTAACAAACTATTTTAAATCCAGACCTGGTGCATTAAGCGGCCCTTGGAAAGGTGGGATTACTTATGATAGAGTTAAATATAATAAAGAAAGACAGCAAAAATATCCTAAAAGAACAAAAGCACAGGCAAAACTTGCTTCTCTTATAAGAAGTGGTAAGTTAATTCCTGAACCTTGTTTTCAATGTGAAGCTATTACAAATATAGAAGGACATCATTCTGATTATAATAAGCCAGAAGAGATAGTATGGCTTTGTAAATCATGCCATAGAAAACATCATAACAAATTAAAAGATTTAAATTTGGAAGGAACTTTAAATAAAGAAGGAGAATAAACATGACTGAAATACAAGCTATTAAAAGAACTGCTCAATTTATGGGAATGTGCCTTGCTTATGCAGAACTTCATGGAGTAGAAGATTCTGATATTTTATTCAGTTTTATGGGCAGTGGAGCAAGTGACACACTATCTATTAAAAATGTTAAAGCATTTATGTATGAAGTTAGGTTACTTACTAAAAACCAAGGAGAATAAAAAATGAAAGTTCCAATTACTGGCCCTCCAAATGCAAAGATCCTACTTGTCGGTGAAGCTCCTGGAGCTGAAGAAGATCGCCAAGGAAAACCTTTTATAGGGCAGGCTGGAAGAACTCTTGATTTACTCCTTTCCAATGCAGGAATTTCAAGACATGATTGCCTAATAACAAATGTAGCTAAGGAAAGACCACCTGGAAATAAAATAGCTTTTTATTATGAGGATAAAAAATGTACTCGACCTAAACCTATAATGCAAGAATGGATTAAAGAACTTAAAAAAGAAATAGAATTTTATAATCCAAATATAGTTATCCCTCTCGGAGCTATTGCATTACAAACTATCTGTGGAATATCCGGCATTCAAGCTTATCGAGGATACATAATGGAAAGTACTTTAGTACCAAGACAAAAAGTACTTCCTACTTATCATCCACAAGCAGTTGGTTATGACTGGAAATTACATTTCCCGACTATCATGGATTTAAGAAAGGCAGTTAAAGAAAGTGAAATATCAAAACTTCCTAAAGATAATAGAAAACTTAATTGTACTTCTACAAAGTTAGAATATATAGGTTACTTAAAATGGCTTCTTAAAGAACATAAAGGCCCTATCGCAGTTGATATTGAAACAACTCAACCTGGAAGTCATATAGACATCATGGGAATCGCAGATTCTCCTACCCATGCTGTCGCCTTTGAGTTTATTCATAGCAGAAAACCAAAATATTCTTTAGAAGATGAACTTGAAATATGGAAACTTCTTGGTAAAGTCTTATCTACAAAAGATTTAATAATGCATAATGGGAGTTATGATGCTGCAGTAATATGGTATAATAACGGAATTTTTTGTAAGAATTTTAAATACGATACTATGATAGCGGGTCATGCAGCCTGGCCTGAATGCCCAAGAAGTCTTGCCTTTATGTCATCTATCTGTTTAAATGTACCTCCTTGGAAACATCAAAGTCAATCTCTCCCACTTCTTTACAATGCCGCAGATGCAGCAAATACATTTGGAATTTGGGAAGTAATGGAAACTGAAATGGAAAAACTTAAAGTTAGAAATACTTTTGATTTTGAAATGAGCCAAGTATTTCCAGCTATGATGCTTCAACTTCAAGGACTTTATGTAGATTTAAATAAAAGAAAAATAATAAAAAAAGAAATAGAAGAAAGATTAGAAGAACTCAAAGAAGAACTTACACAAGATTTAGGAAAAGAAGTTATTCTTAAAGCAGATAAAAAGAAAAAGAATACTTTAAATATAAATTCCTCAAAACAACTTGCTGAACTTCTTTATATAGATATGGGACTTCCGGTTCAGTATAAAAGAAGAAAGTCAGTACAAGATACAAGAACAACTACGGCTGATGCAGAAGCCCTTAATAAACTTACTCGTCAAACAAAGAATCCAGTTCTTCTTAAAATTCTTGAGGTAAAGAAATTAAGTAAATTATCCAATTCTTTTATTAACATGGAAGTTTCTCCGCAAAGTCGAGTTCATACTTGTTATAATGTAACAGGAGCGACGATGTCAAGAACTGGAACAGGAAAACAGAAAGGATTAATTATAGATGACGAAGAGAATTATAAAAGTTTCGGAAGATGGAGTAGTTCTAAATCTATCATCTTACCGTACGGAAGCGGAAACTTACAGAATATTCCGTACGCTGCTCGTAAACTATATACAGCACCGAAGGGATATTGCTTCCTCCAAGCCGATTATAAACAAGCCGAAGCCGTAGTCGTTGCTTTTAATATAGGAGATCAGAAATTAATAAATATGTTCTCTAACGCCTTCGGAAAGAGTAATGAATATTGTAAAGAACAGGGCTGGGATATACATAAACTTACCGGAGCCAGTATGTTCGGAGTAGATATAAAAGATGTTACTCCAGAACAAAGAAAAGTTGGAAAATTACTTCGTCATGCAACTAACTACGCTGCTGGGCCAGGAGTAATCGCTCCTAAACTTGGAATTGCAATAACACAAGCAAAGAAATTACTAAAACAATTCATGGGAGCTACTCCTGAACTTCCTCTTTATCATTCTCGAATCAGAAATGAATTGAGAAAGTCAGGAGTTTTAACCAACCTTCTCGGTAGAAAGCACCGTTTTCTTGAACGCTGGGGAGATACCTTATTCAGAAGTGCGTATTCATTTATTCCTCAATCCACAGTTGGAGATTTAATGAATCTTTCTTTAACAAAATTCTATAATAAATATGGAAGCTTATACAATATAGTTCTTCAACTCCATGATGCCATCTATCTAATAATAAAAGAAGAAGAAAAATTTGAAGCCATGCACGCTCTTAAAGAATCCATGATTCGACCTTTAAAAACAGAAACAGGACAAGAATTTCTTATTGATATAGATTTTTCCTTCGGCCCTGATTGGGGATCACTTGAAGACTTTGATTACTACAAACATTTTGGAGGTTAATATGTGGAGAAAATTATTTAAAATATTCGGCTTTGAGATTGTAATGACTACAGATTTTGATGGCGATATAAGATATAGATTTGCAATACGATATAAAAATAAACTCATATGCAAAGCAATAAGCAGAAAAATTATTTTAAATCCTGATGGTTCAATCACAGATCCAAAGGGAGAAATATGCCGCTACGTAAAATGCTGGAAATACATCTAAGAAAAGTCAATTTATAACAACTAAGGAGGTGAGGAATTGAGTAGACAATTAAAAAATTGGCTTAAGGCATATCAGGAATACACAGAAGAAACTGAATCGGCTCCTGTATTTCATAAATGGGTAGGAGTTAGTATGATAGCAGCAGCACTGCAAAAGAAAGTCTGGTTTAATTTTGGCAGATTAAAAATATATCCTAATCTTTATGTTGTCTTGATTGCAGAGCCAGGAATAGCAAGAAAGACACAAGCAATTTCTTATGGAACTAAAATATTAAATGAGATACCTGAGATTACTTTAAGTGCAGATGCAACTACTAAAGAAGCTTTACTTCAAGATCTTGAAGAGATAGGGAATAGAAGTGAAACTATTCTGCCAGATATGACAAGTTTTAAACACGCAAGTTTAAGTATTATATCAAGGGAATTTGAAAGTTTTCTCGGACAGAAATCTGAGAATACAAAGATGTTAGTTTTATTAACTGATCTTTTTGATTGCGAGGAAATTCCATGGAAATACAGGACGAAGAATTCAGGAAGCAACACAATACCAAGCGTATTTTTGAATATCTTAGGAGCAACGACCCCAGAATCATTAGCGAGTTCGCTACCAAGTTCAGCCATTGGTGGCGGCTTAACAAGCAGAATTATTTTTGTATGGGCAGCAGGAAAGACAAAGAAGATTCCAATTCCGGAGATAAATGAAAGAGCAAAGTCTTTAATACTTCCTCTTAAACAAGACCTTGCTGCTATAGCAAGGATTATAGGTGGATATGATTATTCAGTTAACTCAAGAAAATTCTGGGTAGATTGGTATAATACTTACGACGAAAGAGATTCAAATAGAATTTGTAAAGATCCGGCATTCAATGGCTGGTACGCAAGAAAACCTCTGTTTCTTTTAAAGTTAAGTGTAATACTTTCTGCGGCAGAATCATCAGAAAAAATTGTTGAAACAGAAAAAATAGAAGAGGCTCTTTCTTTTATAACTGAAGTTGAATTAGCTATGGGAAGAACATTTAGTGCAGTAGGAAGGAGTGAGATAACTTCTGATGTAGATTTAGTCATGTCGACCATTAAGCAGTATAGAAGTATTGCTGAAGCTCAATTAATGCAGATGGTATGGAGGGATATAGATGCAAGGAAATTTGATAATGTTATAAGAACTATTCTATCTACAGGACAAGTTAAGAGAGAATATAAAAGAGAAGGTATTGATACTAAGATTATTTATACTTGGGCAGGAGACGAATAAAATGGAAACTTATTTTAAAATAGAAGTTAATTGTTTAGGAACATGGGATATATATAGTAGAAGATTAGAAGGATTTAAAACAGTTGCTGAGAAAGCTAAATTTATTATAGAAGAATTATACCTTACTCCAAATCAAATCAGAATAATAAAAGTAACTGAACTTGAAATTCCTTTTACAAGTAACGAAGAAATTAAAACTTTAATGGAGGTTTAAATGCCTAAACAAGAACTTAATAAAGGAGAATTAGCAGGCCGTAGAAATTATGCTAAAATGATAATTGCTTGTCAGATTGGTCAATGCAGAAAACTTCTTGATGATAATAAGAATCATGGCACTCTTTATTACAGAGAAAAAAGATTTCTCGAAAAACAGATTTTTAATTTAGGTTTACTTTTAAGTACCTGGGAAGGAAAAGTTCCTTTAGGAGAGATTCCAAAGACAAAGGAGAAAGAATAAATGAAATTCAGTGATTATGAAAAGGCTATAGAACCTACAGTTGTTTATAAAAATATAGATTTAAGAATTCCTTCTCTTCAAGGATTAACTTATGTTACTTTAGGATTGAATAGTGAAGTCGGAGAAATTGCGGGAAAAGCACAGAAATTAATTAGAGATTCAAATGGGATACTTACACATAAAATAAAAAGAAAGATTCTTTTAGAATGCGGAGATGCTCTTTGGTTTCTTGCAAGAACTGCCCATGAAATTGGTTATACAATGCAAGATGTTGCTGAAGCAAATTTGGATAAAGTTTTAAGTAGACTTGATCGAGGCGTTTTAGGTGGAGAAGGAGATAATAGATGATAGTAATTAAAACAAACGAAGCGGGTTATGAAGAAGCAATATTCGGAGATGGACTTTCATTTGGAAAGACAAGTGGAATTTCTTTTAATGACTTTATTAATAATCCTGATTATATTACGCCATATCTTTCTTGCGAGGAAAGAACAACTTCTCTTGCTAAAAAAGAAAGAGGTCATGATGGCTCTCTTGCTTTAATCCAAGTCTGGCTTGATATAACTGCCCCACGTTTCTGGTGGCAGCAATTCGATACCTATTTCTTTAAAAGCCAAAGAAGTGAAAGTACTATGCATACTCTTCTTAAAGAAGAAATAACAGAAAAGAATTTCTCTGGCTATATGAATCCAGGAATAATCAGAATGCTTAACGAGGAAATAGGACAAGGAAATTTTCAAGCGGCTAAAAATATTCTTCCCGAAAGTTTCCTTCAGCGAAGAATAGTCTCTACTAATTATTTAACTTTAAAGAATATTTTTCTACAGAGAAAAAACCATAAACTTTCTGAATGGCAAAGATTTATCTGGCAAGTTACTACTCAAGTAAATCACCCAAAATTACTTCCAAATATAACAGAAGTAATTAAGAATCTTTCTGATAAAGAAACTGAGGGAAGTCAATAAATAACATGGGAGAACTTTTGTTCTCCCTACTTAAATAGAAAGGAATAAAAGAAAATGAAACCAACTAAATATTTATTAAATAAAATGTTAAATAATGCAGCACATGAATTACATGATGGCTATCTTTACGGAGATTTAAAAGTAGAGTTAATAAAAAAAGATTCTGATATTCACGTAACAGCATGGCTTACAAATAAAGAGGGGAAAGCATTATTAGAACTTGAAAAAGATATTATCATAAATAAATACGCAAATGGAGAATTCTATTTCCATAAAGCTGCAATAAAGATGGAATTTGAAGGTATTAAATATGAAAGTAAATTTGAAAAAATACAACAAGAAGAAAAACAAGAAGACAATTCAAGTTCTGTAATTAAAGAATTACAGAAGTTAGTTGCTTTTCTTGAAAAGGAAATGGTAATTAAAGATGAATTTATAAAAAGATTATTAAAAGATATAGACGAAAAGAAGGAATAAAAAAAAATGGGAGATTTAAGTAAACACTTTTCAAGAAAAGAATTTAAATGTAAATGCGGTTGTGGCTTTGATACAGTTGATGCGGAGTTAATTAAGGTACTTGAGATTATCCATGAACATTTTGGGCATGAATTAATATTAATTAAATCAGGTTGTCGATGTTCAGGACATAATAAAGCAATAGGAGGAAGTTCAGGTTCTATGCATTTAAAAGCAAAAGCAGCAGATTTTAAAATAAAAAGAATTTCTCCTGATTCTGTATGGGAATTTCTTGTCGAAACTTTTCCAGGGAAATATGGAATTGGAAGATATGATGGATTTACTCATATAGATGTAAGGAAAAGAAAAGCAAGATGGGATGGGAGGAGTAAGTAATGATTTCAGATAGAGGAAAGGAATGGGAAGCATTTAGTAAGGAAGTCTTAAAACATATCGAGGATTATACTGTTCCTCAATACGGGGATAAAGGAGAGGACCAAGTTACTGAATGGAATCCGGAGGAATGTATCTTAACTATAAAGAAATACGCAGCAAGATTCGGTTCCAATATGCGAGAAGGACAGAATGAAATGGACTTAAAGAAGATTGCTCATTATGCTTGCCTGGCTTTTTTTAAGTTAAAGAATAGGAAAATAAAATGATTATAACGGAAGAAAAAATTATCAAATACAAAAGAAAAGAAGAAGTTTTTGTAAAATTAATTTGTGGTATCTGCAGAAAAGAAACTTCACATGAAGATTGGTCCAAGAATGATTTTCGTGAGGCTTTCGAAGAAAATATAACAAAAGTTTCTCTGGTTGAGAATACTGCCTGGCCAGAAGGTGCTACAGGAAGGAAAATAGAGTATCACATCTGCCTAGAATGTTTTAAGAAAAAACTAATTCCATTTCTTAAATCTTTAGATGCTGAATATACAGAAACTAAATGGTAGAATAAAGAGGGGCATAAGCCCCTCCCTTTTCTTAATGCCCCATTCCCTTCGCAGGAACTCCAAAGATATACATCAAAGGAGAATCCTTATATATCTTAGGAATATCCCTTTCAGAAATCCTTAAAGCCTTCTTCACTACAGTCGGCATAGGTCCTGTAGATTTAAGATAATCCTGTAAAAAAGTATTTACTGGAAACATATCATGATCCTTACCAAAAGGTTCTTGGATAGTCCTTGCAGTACTTTGAAAGATAGGACTTAAGTGCAACTCCGCTGTATCCTCCATTGTAACAAAAGGTAAATGCACAGAATGCGGTTTAAAATTAACTCCTACCATACTACCTCCTCCAATAACAGCTCCAGTATAAAGAATCTCCCTCATAAATTGCTGACTTAAACTCGTCCCAAAAACATCTGCTTCTTGATTCAAAGCATCCCGAATTAAATTTCCTTTCATACTTCCTTCAGCTTTCCAGATATAACTTCGAAGATCATACAAATCCTTAAGTGTCTTATTTACATCCTGCTCTTTAATTACTCCCCAAGCTCCCTTAACTGACTTACCAAAAGCCCTTCCGTGAAGAAGTCTCCTTTCAAGAATCTTAAACGGCGTAGCTTGAAACAACATCAAAGCTCTTACCTTAGGATTCCTTAACCATCTTGGACTTAAATTCCCTCCTAAAAAGTTATTCTTAAGTATCGCAGAGTAAATTGCATTACTCGCCTGTACTCCAGTCATTCCTTTTCTCGCTGCCATTTCTGTCGCTGCCAGAACTGTATGCGTCCGGTCAAAACTTTCTATCATCTGCATTGGAATAGAGCCTTTTTTGTTTATGTATTCCAGACTCTTATCAAACCAACTCTCAAAAGCTCCTCTATTACTAACCATTTCTCGGACATCCATATCAGCTAAATAACCTAAATGCCTACTCTGAAGTGTAAAAGATTTAACTGTATCATCTATAAAATGCTTCTCAGTTCCAGGATTTATTCCCAACTTCCTAATCAACATTCCTGCAGCAGGATCATTCCTCCAATTCCTCACAGTCACCTCAAAACTTTCCTTCACATGACTCAAACTTTCCTTAGCTCCAAATGTCGCATACGTTCCGGTCAATTTAAATAAATGCTTAAAGGCACTACTTGGATTCATAAACAAAAATCTCATTACTTCAAAAGCAGAATATCTATTCGCCAGTCTATTCGTCGCGGTATCCTCAAATGGCTTCATTCCTTCTTCTATTCCATCCCAGAAATTCTTTAGTTCAGGATTACTTCTAATTACCGCCGAATTTTTATGTGCATGCCAAGACGTAGTTTTATTTCCTTTATCCCAGAACTTAGTTACTTGAATTCTATGCTCTATATCTGGAATATATTTACTCATATTATATCCAACATCTGGAATCATCTGTTTCGAGTATTTAGTTCTTCTGTGAAATTTAGCAAAAGGAACTGAATCAGGAGCATTAATCCCAGTTGATTCCAAAACCTTTTCTGCATTCTCCTTAATCCATTTCGGATGAAAAGCATGATGCATAAAAGGTCTGTCAGTTTTAATTTCCTGTCCTACTTCCAGAAGCCTTCTTCCATATTCCTCATTAAAAACCTTCAGTCTTTTAACAGCAAGTTTCTCTTCAGAAGTAATAACTTCCTTCAACCAAGGATAATTAATAAAATCCTCAGTATCCTCAGCCGCAAGCGAAATCCTCGTACTCGAATATCTCCCCGCAAGTATCTTAATTTTACTTTCATATTCAGTATTAAACTTTTCAAACTCAGGCATTAACTTCTTTCTAGATTCTTTAAGATTTTCTAACTGCCCCTCAAGAGTATCAATAGAAATTATTCTTCTCTTTCCTTTTCCAAGTTTTCTTTCTAACTTCTTAATACTTTCTATTCTCTTTTCTAACTGCCCTATATGCTTATCCACTGCACTTAATGCCGTAACTGATCCTGAATACTTCTCAGCCAGTCCTTCCATTTCAGCAGAAATTGCCCTCGTTACCTTTCCGTCCAAACTTCCCGGAACTTCATTTAGGATATTCTTCAATACTGTCTGCCCATTCATTACATTCCCAGTAATAACTCCCTGCATCATAGCTAATTCAGGAACTGGCCCCATTCCACTTTTATAATAAATCTGCTCCTGAGTAAAAGGACTCATAAACTTAGCCATCCCTCCAAAGATACTTTTAGTTGCCTTTACTGCATCATTTAATTTAACTCCAGCATCAGTAACAGCTTTCGCTGTACTCATAACCCGCATTTCTTTTGGAAGAGTAAAAGGATTAGCTGGATCAATCTCTCTTAATATAGCATCATTCTCTACAAACTCTTTAATCAATTTATCCTTAGCTTTTCCACTCCCTTCAACCGCTGCTTTAAACATCTTAGGAACTAACAACTTTCCAACTGAACTTAATGTCCCTGCCTCTGCTTCATCAGGAGAAAGTAAACTTGCCAACGGAACTAATGTAGCTCCTAAAACAATACTCTTAAAAACATCCAGCGAATCTCTCGCCCTTCCTTCTTTAGTAACTTTCGCTCCTTTTATATCTCTTTTATTAGCTATATCAGCTTCTCTCTTAAGACTTTTTAAAAACGTTTCTTCTTTAACCTCAAAAGCAGCCTGCTTAAATAATTCAAAAGGACTTAACTCTTCTTCAATAATCTTTCCTACATCACTCCCACTAACTACCGCAGGAATTTCCTCAACTCCCTCTTCCATATTCTTAAGTAACGTTCCTTCTTCTATCTTAACTCTCTTCGCAGAAATGTCAATTTTTGATGTCGTTACTTGAATTGATTCTGAGACTTTTGGTTTAGGAATTTTCTTTAAAAGAAATTCTTCTTTGCTTGCTTTGTCTGTAATTCGATTTAATCTTGCAGCATTAGCACTATCGATAAAGTCATCTGTAATATCTTTTCCTATAAGATATTCTCTATTTCTTAAGGTCATCATAACTTTTTCTGCTGCAGTAATAGGAGGTAAACCTTCTTTCTTTCTTAGTTTATTAGCTAAAGTATTCGCTCGGGATTTAAGCATTTTATCTACTAAGTTACTTGCGTATCCTTTACCTACAAGATATTCTTTATTTTTTAAGTTAATAATTATCTTCTTTTGTTCTGCAGATAACTGCTCAAATCTATAAGCAAAATCAATATCTTCTCGCTTAGTAATTTCTTTTTCTATAAGTTTTTCCTGCTCAAATTTTTTCATGGACTTATGAATGCCTACTACATCAGCATCACGAAGGATTCTTTCTGTCTCTTCTTCAGTTGCATTAGTAAATAAACTTTTAAATTGTTTTGGATCTGAACGATACCAATCGTCAGAAGTAGACTTTGCAAGTTCTCTTGAAATAATATCTCTTGGAGCTATTGGTTCTTTAGGAGTTACTCTTTTTGCAAATTCCTTTGCTTGTTTAGGATTAGTAGGAATTGATCTTAAAAGTTCTTGTGTTATACTGAAATTCTGTATCTCAGTAAGTCCTTGAAGAGCTTCAGTTTCTGCATAGGAATCTATACCTAAATGTCTATCATACATTATTCCTTTAGAACCTGGAGTACTTTTTATTTTATCCCAAGCTTCTTTTGTAATTCTTTCAGTTCTTTGTGCTTTACCTGCTTTAATAATTTCTTTTGCTTTAGGAAAGAAAGAGAGTTTATTAGTTAATTCTTTAGAGATTCTTCCCGCTTCTACTGCGGTAAATAAAACTTTACCTGCTGCTTTTTCTATTCCAACACCCATAGCTATATCAGGAGCAATTTCTAAACCAAGAACTTGAGCTTTATCCAGCAAAGAATCACTTCCCATATTTGCATTATACCACTCAGTATTTTTAAGTGCTCGTCTTAAAGCATGTCCAGGAACTGCGACTGCCGCTGCAAGTGCACCAAAAGATACAGCTCCAGGAAGTCCCCCAAAGGCAGCTCCAAGTCCTGCACCAATAGCAGTTTCAGCAGCAATTTGTCCAGGAGAGGCAAAATAACTTATCTTACTTCTTTCTCCTTTTTCAATTGCTTTTGTCGCTTCAAGCCATTGATCATAACCAACAGGTTTCTTTACATCTGGATCATCAGTATCAAAACCTACGATTTCAAATAAGGAAGTATCTGCTTCTCTTTTATACCTATTAGATCTTTCTAAACGAGAAACTCCTTCTGCATCCGGTCTTTGCAGTAACTCATTAAATCTTCTACCTATTATTTCTTCTTTTGAAAGCTTTTTAAACTCAGGATTCTGAAGATCAGTAAGTAAACTCATCCTGAACTCTTCTCCGAATCCCTCCATAGGATTTCCACGATTCAGTTTATCAACTGCAGTAGTTTTATCAATTACATCTGTAGGAGGTTTCTTAGTAGAAAGACTTGCAAAGCGAGCATGATCCGAAACTACTTTATCTAACTTAGAAGGATCAGTAAGAAGTTCTTGTTTCTTCTGTTCTCTCTCCATTCTTGCTCTACGTAAATTTTCAAAGTAATTACTCCGCCTTGGAGCACGACTTATCATTTGCTGTGTAATTCCCATTTCTTTTCCTTTCTATCTTCTTACCGGAGTTGCTAAATATTGTAAACCTCTTCCAATTCCTCTAATAGCAGGCCGTGTGATATATCTTTCTGCTGCTCCGTATATATCTTTAAGTCCTTTAATACCAGTTGCGTAACCTAATGGGGTCTCTGCAAATTCATAAAATGGATCTACAGCAGCTCTTACAGTTTCAAATGCTGTACGTTTACGAGGTTTTTTTCTGTCTACAGGTTCTGTTATAGCAGGTCTTGCTACTTCAACACCTCTTCTTTCAGCTAAACCTCCTACTCCTAATGGTCTTCCTATAGCAGAATATCTTGTCGTAACTCCTCCACGTGTAACAGTTGGGGTAATATCAAGTCCTTTCTCTTCTTCAAGATAAGCTCTACGTTGTTCCTGCTGTTCACGTAAAGCTCCTCTTCTTTCCCCCAGAGCTACTCTTGCAAACTGAGGATCATATTCCCTTGCTAAACCAGTCTGGAAACGAGTCGCTTCTGCTTCTGCAAGTCTTTGTTCTCCAAGAGGTCTGGCAATTCTTTCTCTTTCAGCCATTTCTTCTCTTGCTAAAGCGGCTTTACCTGCTCTTGCCTCTTCTCTTTCTTTTCTTTTCTGCGCTGCAAATTCTAAAAACTGCCCGTGTAAAGCTTCTCCTAATCTTGCCATTTTATGCCTCCCCACTGTAATTATAACTAACTCCAAGACTATTAGAAACAGAATTACTATGACTATAACCCTGCGAAAGACTTCTACCATAAGTATCACTAAGATGTGCACTGGCACTTATTCCAGAAAGTGCGCTTGCCGCTAATTGCGAAGCGATATTAGCGCCAGCTTTAGTAGTTTCAATATTAAGTCCAAGTGCTCCTAAATAAGAATTAAGAGTTAACTCCGCTTCTTTTAATGAAAGTTCTGTTCTTGTTCTCTCCTGATCTACCTTACCAAGAAATTCTTTTATCTGCCCATCAAGCATAGAAACAGCAACTCTGGTATCAGCTTCATATCCTGCTAATTTAGCAGTATAAATTCTCGCCAAACTTTCTATAATACCAAGTTCACTCTGTACCTGTGCTCGGTATTTATCAATATCTGCTGAATAAATAGCCGCATTACTTCGATTAGCTTCTGCCTGTGCAGATACTTGAAGCCCTGTAATTTCAACTTCAGTTTTAATAACTTCAAGTTTTGCTATTCTTTCCTGAACTTTAGCAGTAAAAATATTAATTAATACCTGAACAGCTGTTTTAGCTGCTTCGAGTGCCCGATTAGAAACTGCATTAATATAATCTCTTTCCTGTCCTGAAATCTGAATTCCTGCAGATAAAGAAAACTGTGTTTGTGTCTGAGCAAGTCTTGCCTGTTCAATAGAGATTTCATAGTTCATTTGATTATTATTTCTATCAATCTCTTCTTGAGTTCTCTGTAATCTTCCTGCTAAAGCTCCTGTAGGTAAATCCCATCCACGAGCAGAAAAGTATTTCTCAGTCTCTTCATAAAGAGTTTCATTCTGCAATTCCTGTCTTGCTCTTGCTCTACTCCAAATAGCATCCTCTATTTCAGCTCCTAATCCAGTTCCTCCATTCTGAATCAGATCTAAAAGTTTAACTCCTAAAGCATCTGCGATATCAGAATAAAAAGGAGTCTCCTCAAAATTAAAAGAAGGATTTCCCATTTCTAAATCTGGAAAAGTAGGAATAGAAATTTCAGGAACTATAATATCATTAATCGCAGGTTTATTAGGAGCAACTGCTGAAATCGAAGTAGAAATATTTGGATCTTCAGGACGTTGTCCTTCAAGATCACTCCATATATTATCAGGAATTAATTCCTGTTCTGCATATGTAATATCTACTTCCGGCATAGTAGCCGTTGTAAAAATCTGCCCGAGTAAATCTAAATAATCCTGTGCAGAAGCAAAAGATTCTGTTGCATAATCTTTTGCTAAACTAAATCGCTCATTAACTAAAGCTTCAGTATCATTAACACCAGGTGTTAATGTCTTTACTGGAACAGCTGCTATAGTTACTGCCATATTACCTCCTAATTATTAACCAATAAAATGCATTTTATCAGTTTGTTTATACCCTAAAATAATAAAAGATTCAGTACCATCTTCATATGTAGTAACTTCCGTTTCCTGAATAATAACTTTTCCTACTATAGAAGAATCTGCTATATACAAAGCAGGATCTTGCATGACATTAAGATAAAAATCATCAACAAGAGTATTTACAGCAGATGATAATCCTCTATCTTTAGTAGGATTAAAATAATCTACACTTTCAGGATTATCTCCATTATATATATCCCACTTAGCTATTATACCCATCTGAGCATTAGCCGGAGAAGGATTAGTATCATCCCAAGAACATCCAGCACTTTGTAAAGTACCTGGAATTGCAGGATATTCTGTTGCCATACTTCCTGCCATAGCAAAAGCTATGTATATATGACCTTGCTCAACTTTTGCTAAATTCAGAGTAAAACTTCCTCCATTCGGTCCTCCAAGCATTGAAGGCGCACAGTTTCCTCCTGATGTTCCTACTCCAGGATAAGGTATAGTTGGATAACCTATCCAATAATCAGATAAATTTGTCAGTAAATTAACTTCAGTTATAGTTCCTAAAGAACAAGTAACTTTATATTCCCTATAATAATTATTATACCAACTTTGAAATGGCATAACCGCAGTTTCTGGAGTACTTCCATAATCATGATCACTTCCATGTTCACCATAAGTAGTGTATACAGTATGTATATAACCAAAAGAAAAATTAAGATCTGTTTGAGTTTCTAATGAAGTTGATCCACCAACTCTACGCCCAAGTTTTTTATAGTCATCAAGTATTTTCGAGGTATATCTACCTGCTTCTTCAGGATAAGGATCAACATTTAAAAATCTGTATCTTGTTGCTTCAGCAGAATAAGCACAATGCGTTTCTATTAAATCTGAAGCTGATGCATGACAATTTTGGCTGCAACTAGGAGGAGTAACAAGATTAATAGTATTCGGATATTCCTCATCAATTTCAAATTCTTGTCCTGCACTTTCACTTCCTGAACGATACCTAAATCTATATATATCATCTAAATAATCAGAAGAAGTATTCAACCATATACATAAGGGATAATTAGCTCCAGGATTTTTATTTCTTTCATCTCTTAAAATCATTCCCCAAGGAAGTTCAAAAACTTGTTCTCCTATTTGAATGGGATAAAAAATATCTATATTCCATCTATTAAGCATTTCTACCGGTGTAATCCCTGTAAAAATAACAGAATCTATTCCATACTTCCCTTCTATCTTAGGATCAAAAAGCAGCAATCTTTGAGGATTAAATCTTTCAGGATCATAAGCGTATTGTCCGCCTTCAGTAATACCTTCAGGTCTTTCATATACTCCTAAACCAATAAGAAAAACAGGTCTGTTTACTAATCTCTTTTTAATAACTTTCTTTTCTTCTACTGCAGGAGCATACGGAGTTTTTATCCAAACAGTATCAATCCCGAATATACTTTCACATACTATCCGACTACCATCAGGATAATCAGTAACTCGACTTAACTGCTTTAACTCTTGAAACCTCATAGCATTATACAGAATAAATAACTGCCTATTAGCTTCTCCAATAAGAGTCTTACCTTTATTAATATCTCCAATGAATCTATAACTTACGGCCATTTAAGTAACCTTATCAAAAATTGACTTTTCTTAATCGGTTAATAAGCTTGTGAGTACAGGAAGTTTTATATTAATTGAACCTCTAACTTCATAATCATCTTCGTATTTTAAAGCTTCGCAAATTAAAAATCTATCTGTTGTTGATATAAGATTAGATTTAAAACTTGGTAATGTTATATTAATTTCAGCATTTACTGAGGAATATAATAAACCTGAAAATTTAAAAGCTGGAAGAGTAGCAGAAACATTTGCAAGTTTACCTACTTTACCTTGCAGAGAAGAGTATAAAGAAGGTAAAGTAAAACTTATATCTCCTATTTGATTAATTGTTGCTGCACCAGAAAACCTAAAAGTAGGGAGAGTTTGAGAGATACTTCCTATACTTCCAATAGTTAAATTTCTGGAAGTAACAAAAGCAGGTAAATTAAAGTTAGCTTGTGAACCACTTTTTAGACTACTTGCAAATACAGGTAAAGTAATACTACTTGATATTCCACGTGAATTAAGTTCTCCATTACTACTAAAACGTGGAAGAGTAAAATTTACGTTCATGTAATAAATTTGGTGAGCTTGTGCTTCCCAAGTAAAAGCAGGAATAGTAAAATTAGTCTGCGCACCTATTTGTCCTTCAACAGTAAAACTTGGAAGTGTTACATTACAAATGGCTCCGTTTTGTAATTGTGCACTTATAACAGGTAAAGTAAAAGTAATTCCATCACCATAGAACATCTCAAAATCTACCTCGTTATAATTCGGAGGCGATTCCGTACTGTAAATCTCAAAATTTACATTATTACTGGCAGGAGGAGTATAACTCATATCGCAGATCCTATAACGTGGGGAACTAATTTACTAATTTCACTATCAAAATGATTATTTCTTGTAACCATTACACTATAAGTATCATTCGGTGAACCTGCAACTTGAAATTCATATGTTCCATCTACCTCACTTGAAAATGTAGTTGATATAATTTCTTTTGCCGCATCGTCTATAAGTAGCAACTTTCGCCTTACACCAACTGAAACTTTTTCAACAATACCTGAAATAGTTATATATTCTAAATTACCAAATAAAGGAGCTTGTATTATAATCTTGCCATTATAATCAGCCATTTTTATACCTCTTTTACTGCAAGTCTTATATTACTAAACTGCTCAAAAATTCTATATATATCACTATTTTCTGCAATAGTATTATGATGAGTTAAGGCTGCATCTACAATATAAAGATTTCGGTATTTTCCATATACTGCTTTCTTATTTGTTGCAGTAGAATATAAATACATCTCATTCATACATATAAGTGATTCATAATCACCAGGTGCTATATAATCATATAAATTAATAAAAGTGGGTGTTGATAATGCAGATGTTGTAACAACAGTACCATCTACATTAACCAATGGCTTAAATTGATTAGTTTTTAAATTACCAACTGCTGTGAGGCCATAACAAAACAATCGACAAACACGAGCATTAGCAGAATAACTATTTATTAAATCTGCTGTAAAATTCTTAGATCCTGGCGTTGCTGTTTTAATTGTTGTGATTTCAAGATCGGCCTCGTCCATTACCATTATTTTATTATCGACGATCCAATCTGATGGGAATGTTATATCAACAGTAATACTGATGTCGCTTCCAGAAGATAACGCACCTGTTACTGCTCCAACATCATCTGAAAAATGAACAGCTTCTAATTTTCCAATATAACAGCCATATTTATATGTAGTTGCCCTATCTGCAGTTACAATAAAGGAAGTTAAATCTCCCCAACAACTAAAGTTATAAGCATTTGTAGCATAAAAAGTCATCAATGCCGCAGATGCAGCATATTTATTTACGCCTGCATGAGTTGAATTATTCCAATACATATAACCTTCTGCATAAATATTAATAGCATTTTGGGCAATAAGTTTTATGTAAATCTGCTCATTTCCGCTTTCGCCAACTGATTTAAGAACATACCAATCAGCATTAGTAATATTATCTTCATCTACTGAATATGACGAATCATGTAATGTCCAACCAATACCAGTTATTGAATAGTCATAAGTACCATTTCTTTTACACACGAAATCACGAATCCTCTGAAAGAACTCATGTGCCGGATTTGCTTGACTTGCTACAGAAACATTCCTTATATTTGCATAAGACATATTATATCCTCGGTTTTTTATTCAGTATTATAGGTAAAATATCTATACTATCAATAGCAAAACTGCTTCCATTTACATTAGAAATCTTTATACTCCAGTACCTTCCTTGAGCATCTCGTCTACCATTAACTTTATTACTTCCTTGCCTATTCCATTTGTGGTAAGGAAGGTTATAAACCTTTACATTATCCTCATCAGAAAAAGTTGTGAGTTCTAAATCTCCTTTTGTCTCATAACCGATATAGATAGAGCGAATTCTTTTAAGATTTTCCACGCCCCAATCACTCGTAAGTAATTTAAAAGATGCTTGAATAGCTGATCCAGCATCAGTTGTCCCTTCAAGAGAATACAAACCATTTTCAGATGCTGCAATTACAGTCCCATTAAATTCACAAAAAGAATTGAAATTAAAATTACAATATTGTGTAACTGCAAGATTAGAAACTTCCATTACTAAAGTTTTATAATTCATAATATCTCCGAAGGGACAAAAGATTTAAGCCGCAGGAAGTGTTATATTATGCACATCTAATGTAGTTGTAGCACTTGTTGTTATTGTAGTTGAGGACATAACAAACTCTGTCCCTGATGTTCCACAAGCTCCCTGCATTCTAACAGCAGTTGTTGAAGCACCAGTTACTTCACCATTATCATAAACTCGATAATAACCTGCAGTTCCATCAGCAAGACCAACTCCAGAATGTGTAGAAGATTCTTTACTTAAAACACCTGAAGCAATCGCATCAAAATTACAACCGTTTGTAGCTGTTCCTGGGGTTACTGTTCCTGAAGCTAAAGTAATCTTTAAAAGTAAAGTGCTTGTTTCTGCAGCATCTGCGTCAGCTGGAGCACTTCCTGAATAAACTCTTATAACATGATTCTTAAAAACCTGTTTAAATGCTTTACCTTCAGCTGTTATTGTAACCGTTTCTCCAGCTGCATCATCAACCAATGTTACTCCTGCAATAACCATTTCACTGCCATCAGAAACTATACTTGTAACAGTTGCTTGGTCATTATTTGCAGCAGTACCGGTAAATCCTGAAATAGTAATTGAATCTCCAGGTCTAAATCCTGCTGTAAAAAGACCATTTCCAGAATCTGTGATCTTATTCCCACTCGCAACAGCAGCAAGAGTATCAGCAGTAATTGTTGATTGCTTTCCAAGTAATGCATTTCTTAATCCTGTACTTAATGACTCAGCCATTATTTACTCCTCAATTAAACAATAATATTTATCCCCATCAAAGAAATCAATACCACGATTTCCTTCTGGAAGAATTAATTTTTCCTTAGTCAAATTTAAAAACTCTCCATTCGGTCCACCAAGACAAATTCCTTTTTTACTACCAAAAAGAATTACTTTTCCTTGAAACTGTCCACCAAGAATATCTTGCCCCTGAATTTCTTTTCCTGTTCCTTCAAGAACCCCATAAAAAGCAATATCTTCATAGCTAAAATCCTCCGGTCCAGTACCAGAAAGAAAAACAATTCTTTTTTCTGTTCCTATCCAAAATCCCCCTTTTACTTTCTTTACCATTGTAATTTTTTCTTGAAAAGGAATCCAACCAGAACTGTAATCAAACCAAGAATATGCTCTTGATTCACTATAATAAAGAGCAAAAGAATTTCCATATTCAACTGCTATATACATTCTACCATTAAATAATTCTAGCAAATAACCTATAGGCGGATCGGAAAAAGTCTTAGTAGTTGCTGGACCGATATATTCGGATGCTGCCCAAGAATAAATTACCCCTTTTTCATAATATCCTTTAGTAAATCCATTACAAAAATAAACTCTGCCCATTAATTCTTTATACGAAACTCTTGCTGTTTCATGAATAGAAATTAAAGAAGTAAAAGAAAAATCATTCCCAAGAATTCCTAAGTAACCATCCTTAACTACTAAAGCTATTTCCCCTAAAGAATAAAGACTATGAAAATGCCCTGAAGCTTTCTGAATAAATCCTTTTCTTGTAGAAATTCTTCCTGTACTATCTATATCTACATTAACTGCAGAAGCAAGTTCACTAATTCCAGTCTCCGGATTAAATTTAAGTCTTACTGGATCAACTTTATTATTAATCCCACTTGTTCCTGAAAATATTTTAATTGTATCAGTCATTATACATTCCATACACTACTGATATAATGTTGCCTGTTCTTAGCTACCCAAGCTCTTAAATCAGCAATAGCACTAAAAAACTGCCCTTTATGATAATGAGTATTTATCTTCTCCCCTTCTATACCATCTTCTATCTCAGTAAAAATCCTTCCTGCAACTCCATGAGCAAATAATCTCTCATGGAGATGAGGAGGAAAATCACTTGGCTCATTACTATCTGAACTCAATTCTGAAGGATTCTTATAATAAATAACAGTAAGAGAAGTTGCTGTCGCAGGTACTTTTTGATACCATAAAATATATCCTTCAAGAGCTACTGCCTCCACACTTCCACTACTATCAAAATCCGGATAAGCAGTCATTAACGTATCAAGACTCGAGTATATAGTCACAGCTTCTGCGTTACTCGTAAATACTCTTTTAAGAACCCCAGAAAATCCTCCACTCAATCCAGTAAGAGTAGTATATGCCTGCCCTTCAACAGTATTAACTACATCATAGCTTTTAAGAGTTGGCAAGTTTACAAGACCAGCCACATAATAAAGCACTTCATTAATGTAGCTATTTATAGCATCATCGGTGTAACTACTATCAGCAATAAAACCTTTAATTCTTTCTCTTAACGTACTTAAATTCATAAATCCTCCAGAACTTAATCAGAAACGTCAATAATTAACGTCTAAGCAAGAGCTGTTACAGCAATTTCAATTGGAATTTCACTAATAAGTAAATGTAATCTACCTGTTCCGGCAGTGATTGCAGAAGCACTGGTTATAGTTGTGTAGATTACAGGGATTGAAGGACTATCAGCTTCAGGATCTCCACAGACAATTATATTTGCATCATCATCTGAAGTACCCGCAGCTGCTTCTGTAAGCCAGGCTCCGCCAGTTGGGAATTGAAGAGTAGTAACTGTTAAAGGAATATCTCCGGTTTCATAGAACTGGTTGTTATCTACTACTGTAATATCTCCGGAGACAGCAAACTCAGAAGCGATAGTTCCTGTTCCTATAAGAATATCTGCACCTGTTGTCCAAGCGGCAATACCTTCCCAGCAAATATTATGAATCTGAAGCATCTTTCCGTACTTAGTAGAAGGGAAAGAGAAAAGTAAAGCACCAAGATCATCTGCAGTAAAATCAACTATATCAGATGTAATCCAATAAGGATTATGCCGAATATTACTTCGAACATCTGCTCGGCGAAGATCCTGCATTGTAATTGTAGCCATGTTTTGTTCTCCTTAATAAATTGTTACGTAGTCTATGAAAAGACTAAATACTGCTGTAGCAGCAGTTGTTGTTACAGTAACGACTGCACCTCTGTCAAAGTAACCTCCTTCAGCATACTTAGCATCGTCGTTAATAGAGGAAATTGTACCTACTGCAGAAAGTGCTGCTGCTGAAAAAAAAGCATCTGCATCAGTTCCTGCTGCTCCATCATAACCTACGTCAATTACACCATCTGCATCGAGAGTAGTTACGTTAATAGTAATTGATTTAACGAAGGTTTTAGGTGGAATTCTGAATACTTGAAAAACATCAGCATCAGTAGGAGTACTTATAACTCTGCTCTTAGCAAAACGATGGTGATCTGAAATTGCTCTGCTTAAAATATCATGAGTTGGCATTATTTAATTTACCTCCTATTAAGAAATCGGAGCAGCATAAGCAGAACCTGTAATCATTCCATAGTCCTTAGCCGTTGTTGCATCGCCTTTAGTTGTATTAAAACGAGTCTTCTTCATACCGAAGATAGATTCACCACGAAAGTTAAGATAACGTTTTGCATCTGCTTCATAAGGAACAAAGCCCATTGTAGTGGATTTATTCTCACCAGCTCCGCCCCATGCCCAGCAAGCACTTTGAGCACCCAGAAGAATTATGCGATAAACACCTGCATTTCCAGAGTCCTGAACAGTCTGCGGAACACGTTCTGATTTGGAAATCAGCATTCCATTATATTCAATCTCAACTTCAGGCATCTGAAGTTTCTGTGCCTGACGAAGAATATCTCCCCATTGAGCTACATTTGTATTCTGGCGAAGTTGATCAAAAGCATAATTATGCATGATTACTCGGTATTTATTTTTACCTCCGAGTTTAAGTGGACGGACTTTGAAGTAACCCTGATCGTTAGTGCCGTAAGGAAGCTCAGCAAGTTGCTTCATTCTATCCAGAAAATGCAAATCAATTACATCTGCACTTGTTAAGGCTGCCTCGGCAGTTGCTACAACTGTACCGGAATCTTGATTAACAGCAAGATAATGTCCTACATCTGGTGCATCAGGAGCTTGCCCAAATACCTGACTAGCTACACGATAATCAGCATTTCCCATTAAAGTATTAATCAGAAATTCACTGAAGAAGTCAGCAAAATAATCCTGAAGAGCTGCTTTACTTTCAGAGATTAAATCAAACGGAATCCGCTGCTGTTCCATCTTTCCGCCGGAATTGACAGCTTTATTAATTTCTTCAATAGTCATTTTGAAGTCTCTAAAGCGAAGTTCTTCCTCAGTTCCTTCTACGGTATCTCTACCAACGATTGGATCGCCAGTAAGAGGCAGACGAATAGGAAAGGTAATTTGATCTCCTTCTCCTTTTCCAAGTTCAGTTCTAGATTGTACTATTGCTGTATCCCCAGTTCCAATAAGATAATTAAATTCAACTTCCGGAAGCAGGACTTTAAATAAGTCCTTTGCCCACCGCTTTCTGGTAATTGGATCATTTGTAAGTATTTGTGTCTCAGCCATCTTAATTCCTTTCGTTGTTTATTACTTTACTTTAATTTTCCTGCCATATAACTATTATAAACTTCCTTTGGTACAGTATGCAATAAATCCTCAGGCATACTATCAATCTTTGCCGCAGTCCAACCGGAAGTAGATCCTCCACTACCTCCCATTCCAACTACTGAAGGAGGAGCATCTACAGGAGTTCTGGTTTTTGCTGCAGTTTCTGTAGCAGTAAATTTCGGATGATATTCCTTAATCAGTCCATGCATATACTTATAAGGATTTGACATTCTCCAAACTTCAGCCTCAACTCCTAAAATAACTTCATCAAAATTTCCTCCTTCTTTATTAACAATCTCTCCTGCGATCATTTCAAAGATGTCATCGAAATTTTGCCTCGTACAAATTTGCTTTATATCGTTATATTTCTGAGTCTCAGCCATTGCATCTACCATGATGTCGAGAGAGCCAGCTCGCTCTTGTCCGATAGTATGAATTTCTTCCTGAAGATTTTCTATTATAGAGAGTTGAACTGGAGTTTTTTCTTTTTCTTCTTCTTCGTAATCATTTTCATCAGTAGTAACTTCCTGTCCTTGCTGTTCGAGCCTATCACCTTTGGCTTTCAGCGTTGCAATCTCTCTTTTTTGTTCCCTAAGGAATTGCCTTAACTCACTGATTTCTTCCGCCGGATCATATTTTGAAGTTGCATTTGCGTTCCCAGTAGATATATCCCCGGAATTATTATCACCAGTAGAATCAGTAAACTCACTACCTTCAGAATCTCCATTTTCATTCCCTTCTTCTTCGGTACCTTCAAGCGTAGTTTCTATTTTATTCCCTTCTTCTAAACCAACCTCTTGCGTACCTTCTTCAATAATTTCTTCAGACATTTATTTATCCTTTATGTTAAATTGTAATAGTAATTAATTTTCTTCCTTTAATAGCATCACCAGCAATTTTAACTTCGGGCACAAAGCAAACAGCTTCCGTTATTTGCTCTCCTTGCTGAGTCGTTACCTGTACAATACAACCAACTTCAGGTATTTCCATTGCCTTTGTTGACTTCATCCAGCCTTCTTCTTGTGAACTGGCTTTACAAAGCAGTTGAAACATATCTACATTACCGAAAGTTTTTACATCTTTGACATTCTTTTTCGTACCTGAAATATCTGAGTTATATAATGTTTTCAAATTATTTCTCCTTCTTCCTTTCTTCTTTTTTAGTTTCTTTTCGTTCTCTTGCTCCTGCATTAATTCGAGCAATTTCTTTTTTAGTCTCCATCTCCTCAAATTTAATCTGTTGGTCAGCTTCTATATTTCTTTGTTCTTGTTCTTGAGTCATTTGCTGAAATTGTTTTACTTTCTGCTTTGCTGAGAAAGGTACATCTGAGTAATCCAATATTATATCTGGTGGAATAGTTCCAGGATTATTCTGGGCAAAATCAGCAAGAATCTGTGCTATTGTCATTTTCATCGAGGAAGTTTCTATATTTTCGTCAACCAGCATGTCATATTCAAGACTGCTAATATCATTAAATCCTGTTACTTGCTGATTCATTTGTGTATTTAACTGAGCTAATTGCATTCCTTCTTGACCTTCAATCCTGAAAAGTATAGGTTCTTTAATATATTGTTGAATTAAAGAAAGTAAAATTTTATTACCTGCTAATCTACTCTTCTGAAAATTATCAAACAATGAATAAAGAACAGCTAAAGCAGTTTCCTTTCTAATCCTAACTGAAATTCCAGGTTCTCGAGAAGTAGTCTGAATCCCCATTAAGTCATTCTGAATACCAGAAACATCCTTCATAGCTTGCGTGCAAATCTGATCAAACTGAGAATAAATTGGACTTATTGGAGGCTGTGTTTGAAATCTAACTGTATCAATCTTTCCTGGAGCAAGTTCTAAATGAAAATTAGGTTCAGCACTTCTATCCTCATATTCCTCAATATTCAAAATACTCCCCGCTTCATGCATCAGAATCCCTTTAGGAAGTGTTTGCAGTAAATGAGAAAGTTGCCTCTTAAGTGTATTACTTGTTCTCTGAGGATCTTTCATCATACTTACTACACTAAACCAGGCATTACTATCTTCTTCTTTATAAGCTCCGTAAAGTACTCCTGGAAATCGCTCCATAAAATAAGGACTTTTTCCCTTAGCAAATTCTACGTCTCCAGAATAAATAATATAATAAATTTCTTCTTTAACTGAAGGATATCCCTGGACAGGTTCGTCTGTTTGAAAAATTTGTCCTCCTGGAAGTTCAAGTCCTTCCAATAATGAATTCTGAAAATCCTTAAATTCCTCTGGTTTCAACCATTCATCTTTTCCTGTAAGGGGATTAATAAAATAAACTACTGAAATAAATTTCCTATGCCAGCATTCAACAAGTCTATATTTATTATTAGCCTCATTAAAATAAGTAACTTCTCCTGTCTGTCCTGCTTTACTTAAATTACTTATATCAATCCCAGGCCATCTTCCTTTAATCTCATCTTCAGTAACCCAATTTTCTACAAAAATATATCTGGCATCACTTAAGTCCAATTCAATAGAATCAGGATCTATATAAAAATGATTATAGCGAATTCTTTTACATTTAATTTCTGGCTTAAAAGGATTAAGAACATCAACATAATAATAAAGCATAGAACGTCCACATTTAACTGTATGCTCAAAACAATTCACTTCTCTTGAAGCAATTCCCAATTTTTTCCTAAAGAAATTAAGTGCATGCATAGCAAGTTCAGCTAAAGCTTGATCCTCTCCTGAAACTGGAAGCACATTAGCTTCATGTTTAGTCTGTGCCGCTAAACCTACCAGCATATCAATCTTAGGTTTTACTTCATTAAAGACAGTACACGGTCTATTTTGTTTACTTAATGCGTCTTTAACTTCAATACTATCCTGATCTCCAGCATAAAATTTATAATCTTCAATAGCTGTATACCTAAAAGAAGTTTCAGGAGTAGACCTTTCTGCTTCAGCAAGCCATTCCTGCGCCTGAGTCAGTTCTGTACTTCTTTCTCCGTATCTGCTTTCTCGTTCTGCTAATGGCATTTACTTAATCCCTAATTAAGAAAAGTCAATTATTAACATCTAAGTCCTATTCCGGAATTTCTTTTAATTTCCTTCTGCGTTCTAAAAGGGCCTTTCCTACTGGATGTTTTGGGGACAAAGCCGGTTTTCCAAAACGCTTAACAACTACTCGCCGAAGTCTTTGTAAGGCAGTTTCTTCTTCAGGTTTCTTTTTCTTTCTTTTTAGTATATTACCGTTTGGGTAAGCGGAAGCTATTCCAGGTCTTGCGAGTGGCATTTGGTTCTCCTTTATTTTTAATTAACAATACATCCAAGAATTCCTATTAGAATTTTTATCTCTTCTACTTTTTTTCGTTTTCTTTTTTGTCTCCCAAAGAGCATGAGCTACAGAACTAAAATATTCAGTCAAACAAAGAGCATCTGCTATATTTGGAGACATAACTCCACGAGCTTTCATTTGTCTTTTACTCTCAACTACAATTCCTCCTTGTTTATTAAAATCGTAAGTAGGAGAGGAAAGTTCATTACAAAGTTCATTTGAAAGTTCTCTTTCTTTTGCTGTAGAAGAAGGGAAAGAATAAACTCCGTTCATACATTTTTCCTTAACTCTAATCCAAAGTTCGTCACGGAGTCTGTCATATTTTGCTTTATCGCTTGAAGCTCTTGCGACGTTTACTCCGAAAGTATTTGTTCTTCCGTGTTTATAAAGCCAGTCAGTAACTCCAGCTCCTACACCAATCTCATCAATAGCGATTCCTTCAGCTTCTAAGTCTGAATAAGTCTGGTTGATAAAAGAGCCAAAATGAATTGTATTCATTCCTTTGTAACTTTCCCAAGGATAAATTTTAACCCCCTTTCTGGGAAGAATAATTGACTTATCATCACCATAACGAGCTACATCAACGCCGAGGAAAAGAGGTTCGTCCTCAGCAATTTCTGGTGTATCCTCAATATCTTTAATACACTGAAGAGACCAAGAAAGAGGAATTAAAGTATTCTCGTCATCAAGTGGAGGTTCACCGGCAACACGAATCCTGAATACATTTGAATCTTCTCCGTATTTAAGTTTAAAATAATTAACCATATCAGGATGGACATTAGTTGATTTCCTTGAATCCCAATGAAGTTTTTTCCAAGAAGAACTAAGTTTAGGATCAAATTGAGTTTCGTGAAAATAACCTATATTCTTAGTTGGATTTCCTATAAGAAGAACTTTGTTATCTTCTTGCGTCATAGCTCCTTCAAGAGGAATAAAGACAGGATCTGGAATACCGCTTGCCTCATCACAGATTATTAACATATGATCAGCATGGAAGCCAGCGAGAGTTTCTGCTTGATCTTCCTTAGATGCTTTTACAGAAGGAGATACTGCTCTACACCACCATTCTTTAGGAGCGTCTTTATGAAACATTTTATCTTTCTGGATAATAAATTCGTCTTTGAGAATTGACTTTCTAAGCCATTTACTTAATTCACTCCAAAGAACATCATTTAATTGCCTCCAAGTTGGGGCGGTACAAACTACTCTTGGGTAAGGTCTTGTTGACATGAACCAGAGAATAGCCCAACTCGCCAGTGCATCTTTGCCTGTTCCATGTCCTGAACGAATAGAAACTCTTTTATTTTTAGCAATGGCAATTAGGCCCTCAGCCTGTTGACTGCTTGGAGTTACTTCGATACATTCCTTCACGAATAAAAGAGGAGATCGTTGCCATTCTTTAAGTTTTTCTGTTATTCTTGAGTTCATATTTTAAGATAAAAGAAGTATTTTATAACTAACTGTAAGTAATCCTGCAGCAACAGGAACTGTTATATACCAAAGATTCTTTATTTGATTCCGTGGACAACTTGCTTGATGTTCTTTAATATCTGAAATTATTCCTCCTGCGCAAAGAAGTTTTCGTATATCCTTTTGGAGTCTACTGGTTTGCTCTTCTAAATTATTAAGCCTTTCATGCTGAACAGCAACCGCAGTTAAAGCTTCTGTGATATGATCAAGTTTGGAATCTTGATTCTCAAGGATTTTTTCTATATTTAAAAGTCTTTTTTCCATAAGTTTAGTAAAGATATGCGGTATATCTCATGCTAACAGTTAATAAAACTGGTTCAGCCAAAGTAAGTGCACTTGGAGTTATTGAACTTACTTTAATATATAAAAAATTTTTATCTTCTTGTACACTTGCATTTAAAATAGTTAAACTGTTATCCGCTTGATATGCAATATGAGTAGTTGTTCCGGCATCATCATAAGTATCTTCAGCGGATAATGTACCATCTGGTGTAGCATATGCGATATCATAACCGATATCAGTAAAATAATACTCAACTTGCCATTTAACTTTATTACCACTTTGATCTGTATCTTGCGATTTTGTCCAATTTAAGCAAAATCTTATATCACTACCAGGTACCCAATCTACAGGTTTTCTATATTTAATAATAATATAATCATTATCTACAGTAAATTGTTGAGCTATTGTAAGTGGAAATACTATAAGTGTAGGTGCACCAGCTCCTGTAGTCTTTACTTGTGCAGCAGATATAACTTCGCAACCTGTTCCAGTTTGTCTTGGAATATTTTCAATTACATGCCCCATTAGAATCTCCTATTTAAGTAAATGTACAGCTAAAGTTCCACTTACTGCATTAGCATAGCCAATTACTGTACTTTCAGTAGCTATCAAATCCATGGACAGTGCTGAATAAGGAATATAAGGAACTGTTACTTGATCTGTATGACTGAAAAGAAATTCACTTGAATCCTGCATTTTAATAGAAACTGCTTTACATTCCTGTCCAGAAGGAATAGTTATAGCTACATAAGAACCAGTCATACTAACAGTAAATACATGACTGATTGTACCGCCTTGAATTGCATTTCCACTATTCCTATCTAAAGGAAGTGGTTTTAATCCCTTATGAACATCCATTTCTTCTTAATTCCTTTTTAAGAAAAGTCAATAGTTAACTTCTAAGATTTCTTTTAACTACTGTCCAAGTTGTTGAGGAGAAGTCCTTTGTAGGAATGAATACTTTTACCTCGTCGCAAAGAACAGTGATTCGTTTGTAGTCAGCCTGAATTATATTTCCATCTATAAAGCCGGTTGAAGTAGAAAGACGAAGTCTGGTTCCTATTGAGATATTAAGGTTGTTTTTAAAGTCTCTCCATGCGACTATTTTAATAGCGAGTGACTCAGCGATTTTCTTAATTATTAAAGCAGAGACTACAGAAGTAAAACCAATTCCGAAAGTAAGGAAAGCTTCTGCGTTTATTGCTGTAATAAAGTCCATTTAAGATTGATTCCTTTTCTTTTCTCTTGATGGTTTCCAGCCGGTTCTTCTTAAAGTTCCGTATATGTAACGCTGAAGAAGTTCTCCCGTGAATCCCTTTTTCTTTCCTCTTCTTTTAAGTTCTTCTTCGAGTTTCTTAGGCATTCTTTCCTTTTCCTTTAAAGATCTGGGAGATATTCAGTACTAGTTATTTCTTTAGAAGTTTCATTAACCTCTTCGAGAAGTTCTGTATCAACAGGTTTTGCTAAGGCTATTTCTTCCTTTTCTATATTTATTAAGTATGAAACAAGACCTTTAACCTCAGTCGGTTTTCCTTCAACTACAAGTTCTTTGTCTTTAAGGATCTTAAAAGCAGTAACGAGGTCTTTAAGATCAGCCTGTTCTATCTTTTCCGGAGTTATATTTTCTAAAATCCTGGCTTGAAGCTCTGTTAATTGCAGGCTTTGAAGGGTTCTGTATTGAAGTAGAAGTCCCTGTTTTTCCTGAATATCAGCTATCCGCCTGGAAAGAGTTGGAATAGAAATCCCAAGTTCTGAAGCCATTTGCTTCTGATTAAGACCCCGAATGGCAAGATCATAAACTGTTTCTGTATCTAAATTTACTTGAGGTCTGCCCATGTTAAATTCCATTTATTAATCAATTTCTACCAATTCATTTACCTCCATCATACCAAATCCATTCTCAGATGTCAAGGATAAAATTCTCAGTAATACATATTATTTATTTTCAGTTTAGTTTAGCTATCCCAGAGCCGATCAAGCTTCGCATCAGCTGGTTTGTTATTTATTGACTTTTCTTATTTGTAATCTAAGTATTTAGTGCCGCCGGTAGTTGGGTTTAAATCTTTTCTTATTTGTTTTTAAGTAGTTAAGTTTTAAAATTTACTCTTCTGTAAAAAAGGTGTCGATCATCATATGTCGGGAGTGCCGGTGGGGCTGGGTGGGGTAGTAAGGGATTTTATGGGAATGGGAGGTTTTAGGGATTTGGCTGAGTTTTGAAGGGAGTTAGAATGTATAATAATTTCAATAGGTTAGAGAAGGACTTGACAAAAGAATTTGATTTGATATGATGGAGTCAAGTTCAAAACGGTTGTTTGTTTTGATGTTCTTTTACAATTTGTTTAGTTTATGTTCTTATTAAGTCCTCGGGATGCATGGAGGGTTTGATATGAAAAAGAAAATATCTATTAAGGATAAGGCCGGAAGTTTGGTCAGGGCAGGTTTACCTAAAGAAGAACTGTTTAAATTCTTTGATAGAACTAATCGAGATATTGTTGATTATATTGGATTGTTTGGATTTTTTGGTGTAGGTCAGGATGTTATTTGGGATCTTTACGAAGAATGGCAAATAATTTAAATTGATTAATTTTCCCGAGGGTTTAATAAAGACATGAACTAAATGAATAATTTGTTTGACATTAGTTGGATGATGTTGTAGGATGTTAGACAAGTTAAACGGTGTTGGATGTCAATGGCATTCATCGGAATCAATCATGCGTAACGGCATGGGCAATGACACGGAAATGGTCGTGTGGGTTCCAAATAGCCGATTCTTTGACAATTAGAATGGAATACATAATGGGCGTCATGGTTATAAATGAATGACCGTGTGCGGGCAATTTGGGCGTTTAAATGAAATGTATGCGTCAAAACCGTCTAATCACGAAAGGATTTCAATGGCCAAACCAAAAAGAGAACTTACATATACCGGAATAAAAGACTTTAAAAAGATGAAAACATATAAGAAAAATGGTAAGAAACGCCTTAAAGTTAGTTTTATAGGTATGAAAGAACAAATAGTTATTCCCGGAATTATTACAGCAGTTTATTACGACGAAAATAAAAAGGGAATGACTATTGTGGTGAAGGATTAAATTGTAAGATTAATACACAAAACGTCCATATTTGCGGTTTAACGGTATCGGTCATTGACCATGATACCCATTATGTATTCCATTAGGAACGTCCGGTGTCGATGGGATTTGGACGTTTAAATCGGTATTGTAGAACGTACCGGCGGGAATAAACGGAATCGCCGAACGTAAATCGCAGGAATACCATAAATAATAGACAAAATTTTATAGGCTTAATTAAAGTCAGTCGTTTCCTTTTATCAAACAAAAAAGGAATAATAAAAATGACTGAATTTAAAAACGAAAAAGAAAGCGGAATAGTAAAAAAAGGTTTTAAAGCTGGAGATTTCAAAACATATTCTTTAACAAAAGATGTAGAAAGTCTCTTCGAAAATAACTTCGACACAGCCAAAATAAATTGGATCGAACCAAGTTATGAAAAGGATTCTAAGGAAAGAAACTTAAGACTTGAATTTTGTAACCAAATTTCTGGAGAAGAAAAAACTGAAGCAAGAATTTTGGTTTTATTTCACATGGATAAGTTCTGTCCTCAGTGGTATCAGCTTGATGGAATAAGTCGATTTGCAATGGTTTACGGCTTAAAACAGAAATTAGCAAGTGATATATCTTCCTTATCAAGAAAAACAAAATTCAAAAATCTTGAAGAAGAAAGACTCGAAAAAATCCTTGATGTTTATGAAATGCTCTCTTTAGAAAGAACTTTATCAAGAAAAAGAAAAGCCGGGAAATCAAAGATTTCCAAAGATGAAATAGAAAGAAATAAACTTCAGCAAATTTGGGATGATGCAACTCCTGAAATAAGAAACGCCTTAGCAAATATGCCAGATTTTATGCAATTCGTTGAAAAGGATTTGAGTAAAATGTAATTTTAAGAAAAGTCAATAATCAACATATTAAAATAAATAGAAATGACTGGCTTTAATTAAGTTTATAAATTTTGAAGAAAAAGGAATTTAAGAAGGAATTTGGTTTTCTTAAAAAGGCTGTATTCGTGATTTCGTGAATTTTGTTTCTAAATTATTGAATTTATTGGGTTTTTTATGGATTCCGTGAAATTGTGAACGTTCGTAATTGTAAGCGTGGCAATGATGACGGTTATATGTCCCTGAATGACCATTTCTATATGTAATTAAATATAACCTTCTAAGTCCCTTTCTTTCTAAGTAAAAAAAAAAAAAAAAAAAAAAAAAAAAAAAAAAAAAAAAAAAAAAAAAAAAAAAAAAAAAAAAAAAAAAAAAAAAAAAAAAAAAAAAAAAAAAAAAA